TTGCTATAGTCATCATAATAAGAAAACTTACCAGAAAATGATACCTTATTTCCATTATGCATTATGATAGTATTGTCGCTATTAACATACCCCGCTGCTTCAACCCTGTCAATTAACAAGTTTATGGGATCAGAAATGACTTCTCTGTATCTGTTTATATAGTCTTGTGGCTCTGCTTTATTTATCATGTTATACAACCTTTTTAATAATTTAAGTATATCATAAAAAAGACCTCACCGTAAAGTGAAGCCTTAATTATTTTATATTGATTATAGTTTAAGCTGTAAGGTCTCCAAGTAGGATCCAAGTGTTTTCAGCACGTTTAATGCAGCTAGCAGAAGAATATTGTGCTCTTAGTTTTAGACCTGGTGTAGCATTTATAGTAACTCCTCCAGTTGCGACCACTGTTGTTTGCCCTGATCCGATTTGGACGATATTTAGCACAGTACCGATAGGATATGCTACTGAAGAGTTAAGTGGAATTGTTAGGTTGTTTGCTGATCCAACGTTCATTTCAATAAGCTTGTCTTTATCTGCAAGTACTGTTGTATATGATGCGGTTTGTGCATTAGTGATAACTGTTGATCCCGCAAATTCAATTGCAGTCGTTCCATCTCCAACATATATCTTATCTGCTGTACTATCAAAAGATATTCTTCCTGCTGCTGTATTTGATGTAGCTGAAAGTGATAATGTTGGTGTTGTAATTGTTGGACTTGTTAAAGTCTTATTAGTAAGGGTATCTGTTGAAGAAGTAGTAACAACATTTACGCCTTCAACGGCAACAACACCCGCTGAAACTCTTGAGATTGTTGTATCTGTAGCATGTCCAAGTTCAATAGTTCCAAGTCCTAAAGCGGCTGAAGTTGAGGCAACCAAACCAGAAATAGGTAGTCCAGTAGCATTTGTTAAAGTACCAGATGCTGGAGTTCCAAGAACTGGAGCAGTCATTGTTGGGCTAGTTAAAGTTTTATTTGTAAGAGTCTGAGTATCGGATGTTCCAACGATTGTTCCACTTGGAACCGCTTTACCAAGAACCTGTGTTGAGGACAACACCACTGTTCCGTTAATTTCATAACTTTTACCAGTTAGCAGGTTTAGATTTTCTGATGAAGTCCAAGCATCTGTAGCGTCTACCCAGTTAAAGGTTTTATCTGTTGCACCCTTAAGTGTGATACCGCCACCATCTGCTGTTGTATCTGTTGGAGATGCTGTATCTCCAAGAACAACATTCTTATCTTCAATAACAAGGCTGGTTGAGTTAAGATTTGTAGTTGTTCCATTAACAGTTAAGTTTCCAGAAAGAGTTAGATCTGTTCCTGATACGGCCCCTGTAAATGTTGCACCTGATAGTGCTGCTACGTTTGCTTCTAAAGCAAGTGTTCCTGTACCATCAGGAAGAGTTATAGTTCTGTCTGCAGTTGGTTCACCAGCAGTCAAGGTTGTTTCAAAATCATCTGCTGTTGTACCTTCAAAAATAATATTATGTGGTGCAGGAAGATAAATACCATGGATTGTTGGTGTTTGTCCAGTAGCAGTAATCGTTGGTCCATTTATTGTTGGTGTAGTCAAAGTCTTATTAGAAAGAGTTTCTGTACCTGCAAGAGAAGCTACATCTGCATCACTAATTGCAGTGTTCAATTCTGCAAGAGTTGATGTAACTGTATTTGAACCAAGTGAAATTGATTTATTTGACAAGGTATTTGTTGATGATGCTGTTACTGTAATATCAGATGTTAGTGCTACTGTGCCTGTTGCATCTGGGAATGTAATTGTACGATCCGCTGTAGGATCTGTTATTGCAAGGGTAGTCTCAAAGTCATTTGCAGTAGCACCTTCAAAGGTGATGCTTGAACCAAAAGCAGGGTTTACAATAGAATTAGAATCGACAAAGTAATCAAGGCTTAGCCAATGATTTGTACCATCACCAATTTTAAACTTATTGGTGTCTGTTTCATAACCAATTTCTCCAGCATTAAGTACTGGTCCATTACCTGAGTTGGTAGAAATCCACTGAGCTGCGGTTCCCCGTCTCTGTTGCATTCTTGTTGCCATGTGTATAACTCCTCTTTCTTATATGTATTATAGCAGATTATTAGTTAAAATTATCTGTAGCAATTCCACCATCGAAGGTATTTTCAAATACCTCCGTATTGTAAACTCCAGCACTTATGAGAACTCCAGGCTCATCATAAGATCCACCACTGATAAATGTACTTACTACCAAACCACTTCCATCGATAGCTGTATCGTGAATATGGTCTTGTAATCTTTCTGAGTCTTCTAGGTTAGAAATAGCTACCCATTGACCACTATAATAAATGTGAACACGCTCTGTTAGGGTGTCAAACCACAGATTTCCATTTACTGGAGAGGCTGGCTGAGTTGTTCCAACAACTGGAGATCCTACTGCAGTATCTACATATAACTTTGTTGCTGCATGTGTATTTTCGGTAGGAGTGGCAACTACAACAGTTCCTCCAAAGGTACCGCCCTGGTTTACATCTAAACCATGCTTTACTTTAAAATCTCTGTTAGTAGTTGTCACTTCTAGCCTCTTTTCCTAATTATGCTTCGATGTAGGTCTTGCTTACCTTAACAGAAGTGTCTGCTGCAGCTGCGGTAACCTGAAGAACAACTTCACTTGATGCACCAAGATAAACAGCATTTGTTGTTCCTAGCTCACCATTGCTTTGTACATTAGCGTACTCTGTCAAGTAAACATTATTGTCACCGTCAACTGCAACGAGGATTTCAATTACTTCAATATTTCCAGACTTCTTTAGCTGAACTACATACTTAGCAGCGGTATACTGTGATACTAAGAATGAGTCAACTGGTGTTGCTGAAGTTCCAACTGTTGCTGTTGCAGATCCAAGAAGGGCATCTGGTAGAGCAAGGCTAGTACCTGTTGCTGCACCAATTGCTGGAGTAACAAGAGTTGGTGTGTTAGCAAATACTAGAGCACCTGTTCCTGTTTCATCTGTGATTGCTGCTGCAAGGTTTGCAGAAGATGGTGTTGCAAGGAATGTGGCTACGCCAGTTCCAAGACCAGAAACATCATTTGCAATTCTTACTGTAAGTGTGTTGCTTGCACCATCAATTGTTTTGTTGGTAAGTGTCTGAGTTGCACCAGTTACTAGTGTACCGTTTAGGTAATAATCTTTACCAGAAGCAAGGTTAAGGTGTTCAGATGAGGTCCATGCATCAGTTGCATCTACCCATGAGAAAGTCTTGTCTGTAGCACCCTTAAGAGTAATACCACCACCGTCTGCACCTGCATCTGTTGGTGTTGCTACTGAACCAAGGGTAAGGTTCTTATCGTCAACTGTAATTTCTGTTGAGTTAATTGTAGTTGTTGTACCATTAACTGTTAGGTCCCCTGAAAGAACCAAAGATGTACCAGTTGCAGCACCAATGTTTGGTGTTACAAGTGTTGGGGTATCAGCAAAAACAAGTCCGCCAGTACCAGTCTCATCAGAGATTACTGTGCGAAGTTCTGCTGAAGATGTTGCTGCAAAAACATCCAACTTATTGTTTGTAAGAGCAACAGTACCTGTAGCGTCTGGCAAAGTAATAGTGCGATCTGCTGTAGGGTTTGTTACTGTAAGAGTTGTCTCATTATTATCTGCAGATGAACCTTCAAATACTACGCTTGAGTCATTAAGAGTAAGACCAGTTACGATTGGGCTTGTAAGTGTCTTATTTGTAAGAGTCTGTGTATTTGTTGTTCCAACTACCGCACCAGTTGCACCATGTGCTTCTGTTGCACCTGTGTGAGTTGTAAGGTCTGATGCTGAAGCCTTAGCAGCAAGATCAGTGGTGAGACCTGAAATTTTAGACTGAGCAATTGCTGCAGCAGAGTTAATGTCTGCATCTACAATTGTGTCATTTGCAATCATTGTGCTAGTTACTGTGCCAGTATCTCCAGTAGTTACAAAGTTAGAATCTGAAAGAGCAGTATTAAATTCTGCAGTGGTTCCAGTTATTGTGTTTGTTGCTAGTGATATTGACTTATTTGAAAATGTATTTGTTGATGATGCTGTTACTGTAATATCTGAAGTAAGTGCTACTGTACCAGTTGCATCTGGAAGTGTGATTGTGCGGTCTGCTGTTGGGTCTGTTACTGCAAGTGTAGTTTCAAAGTCATTTGCTGTAGCACCTTCGAACTCAATGCTTGAACCAAATACACCAACTGCTGCTGGTGCTGACCACTCAACGCCGTATGTAGCAGATGAATTTGCTGTAAGTACTTGACCGTTTGTACCAACGCCTAAACGAGCTACTGCATCGTCTGCACTACCAACAATCAAATCACCTTTAGCGTCAACGACACCTGCTGTAATAATATTTTTTCCATTGACAGTCGCAGTTGATCCCTCAACTACCAGTCCTGCCTTTACTCTAAAATCTTTTGTTACTGTTGCCATTTTATCTCCTCTATTAAGCCTTTAACCCAGTACGCAAATAGCGTAGAGTTATAGGGGTTTGCCCACCCACTGGAACTACAGATAATGAAACTGTATTTCCCGCCCTAGAGACAGAGATGGTGCCAATATTCCCATCGTTGTCGATTGTTCCATATTCACTGACTGATACACCTGTACCGTCAGCAAGTACAGTTAATTCTGTGGCCCAATACTTATTTGCACCACCAGAAGTCTTTTTAATTGAGATCATGTACTTTACTGATCTCCACTCTGTTGCATCAAAATTATCAAAGATTGTAGTATTTTCAATACCGTTAATTGTTTGCTCATTATTACCATCACTGCCAAGGTCTGTTGATCTTGCTGATGTGCTATCAATTAAATCTACGTAATCTGCCTGAGTAGGACGATCACCAGTTTGAAAGAGAAGCTTGATATTTGCTATTGATATTTTTGCCATGTTTAGATTATATCACAATATATAGTTAGAAAATCCAATGATCTGAACACCAATTCCAGGAGGTGCAAGTGGATCTACACCACCGATTGTTATGTTTGTAATTTTTAATTTAAATGGAAGAATATTTGTTGGTTGAACTTTTTTAGGATAATTTACGTTTCTAGCATTTGATGCTTTTGGTTTTATATCTAACACCACTTTTGCAAAAGGTTTAGTATCTAATATATTTGCTTTAGCCATTTATTATGACTCTTGATCTGTAACTTCGCCAATCATAACCATTTCACCTTGACATACAGTCCAGACTCTTGTGGGATCAGATAGCTGTACATCAAATACGTCTCCAGTAAGTAGCTGCTTTGACTGGGCGGGTGTTAGGGATAATACAAATTCTCCAGGACCATCATCTACTGTTCCTGTTGGAGTGAGTGTAAACAATAAGTCATCTCCAACATTATCTGAATAGCGTCTAAACTGTGCTCTAATTGTCCAGAGCGAAACATTAATAGCAGCACCTGTATCATCTTGAACATAAATTCTAAAAGCTGCACTATCACCAGTTACTATCGTCCAGTTGATTAGTGGAGGTCTATTACCAAGATTATATGTCTTGGGAGCTTTAACGGAAGTTAATTCACTTTCATCTTTATTTCTGTAATTTACCATAGTATTTCTATTATACCACCTTGAATTATAACAAATAGATAACAAATATTTAAAAATGTCAAAAGTTTGCTTTTGAAGGCAAATCTATGTTATACTTATACTATGCTACCAAACGGTAGCTATTGTTCTCTAGGAGGTATATTTTATGAGAAGAGACAAGATGGCTTGGATTGGAATCCTATCTTTGGTAGGGGTTATTGCACCGTTTAGTAACTCTGCTAATGCAGTATCAAATACAACTAAAAATAATTTACTAACTGAGAAGTCCTTAGTTACTCCTGCCGACCAAAAGTCGGTTTTTTTGGTTTCTAAGGCAAAAATGTTACAAAGCTTTGAAAATAAAACAAACCTTACAGACCTAGAGCTAAAGAACCTTTTATCTCTTGTAGGGTTTAAGGGTAAAGATCTTGTGGTCGCATGGGCTGTAGCCAAAAAAGAATCTAATGGAAGACCGTTAGCCTTTAATGGTAATCATAAAACTGGAGATTCCTCATATGGAATGTTCCAGATTAATATGATAGATGACCTAGGACCAGACCGTAGAACTAGGTTTGACCTTGATTCAAATGCTGAACTATTTAATCCCGTAAAAAATGCTGAAATTGCATATTACATGACCAATGGCGGGGAAGATTGGTCCTCTTGGAAAGGCTTAACCCCAAGAACTAAAGCGTGGATGAAAAAGTTTCCACACTAACTTAAAATAAAGTACCCCCTTAGCTTTATGCTTTGGGGGTATTTTTTTATCTAAACATAGCATTTTTGATATGACTAATATTTAGGCTATTTACATTAAAGTGGCTAGGCAGAGAAGAAACCCAAAGTATAGACTCTGCAAGATCTTCTGCTGTCAGAGCATCGTTTTTCTTTTCCTCTTGGGTATCAATTGTCCCTGGACATATCTCAGTTATTTTAATATTGTGAGCTGGAAACTCTAATCTCATTGTTTCTATAAGGCCAATCTCACCCCTCTTAGCGTTTGTGTAGTTTCCACCTCCAGGATATGGAATATTGCCCCCAATAGAGGTTACAAAAATAATAGTTGGGGATTCAGATTTTTCCAGACAAGGAACAAACAGTTGAGAAAGATACATTGGCCCTGTAACATTTATGTCATAGGCTATCCTAAAATTTTCCATAGTTTCATTAATAATTCTTGTAGGTCCTGCACCACCACCAGCATTATTAACTAAGAGGTCTAGAGTTATATCTTTATATTTGTTAAAAAATTCTTTAATCTGTTCTTGATTAGTGATATCCAGGCAGTATGTTTCAACTGTGTCAGACTGAAGCCCATTTACTATTGAGAGGTCTCTAGAGACGGCTATAACCCTATATCCACTCTTTGATAACAGTTTTACAGTTGCATACCCTACGCCCTTACTGGCACCTGTAACTATTGCTGTCTTCATTTACATTCCCCGAGACTTATTAAAATCCATTTCATTGTGGATCCAGTGTGAAGGAATCATATATTTAAATCCAGACTTAACAATATGTGCAGTATGAAAGTACGGTGGAAATGCTGGAAATATGATAACGCTATTTGCTTTTGGCTTTAATCCAAAATCAATTGATTTATTTTTTACAGCAATGTCATAGTCTAAATCTACTGCTGGTGCTGATCCTTTAGAAAAACCATCAGAGCTTGTCCAGCCACCATCATAATCTTTTAACTGAAACGATATTTCTCCACCTTCACAGTCATCATTAAGATACATAACGAGAGAATATCTTAAAGTTTTATCCCCATCTAACTGATCAAAATGTGCACCCATACCAATTCCAGTGTTATATTTTTTTATATTAAAAGTTGGAAAAATTCTTGGTTCATCAAAATCTCCAGTCGAAGTAGCATAGTCTTTGCAAACATTATATAAAGTAGTCATTATTGAATTATAAATGTATTTGCTTTTTTCTCCTACCTCTCCACCAATACTATTTATTGCATTAATATCAAATGTTTTTGTTTCTCCATAAATAAAATCTTTATCGTTTGATGCTGTCCAAGTATTCCAAACATTTATGCTAGACTGGCTATTTGAACCAATGGAGTCTAACTCTTTTAATGTTTCCTGAAACTTGTCAAAATTATTTATTGCATCAGTATAGTAGTAAACCTTTGGATCTAATATTTCTTTATTCATTTAATTCTCCCTAGTACCTATTCTTTTTATAGTGATCTTTTTCTTTAATAAATCCAACAAGGACATATCGAATAGGACCTTCTCCTACCACTTTTACCCCATGCTCGTACTGTTCGTTACCTGGAAAAACAAGCAATGTTCCTGGTTTAGGCTTTATTTCTATATTTAAATTTGGAAAAAATAATTCACCGCCTGAATATTCATCGTTAATATAAATAATTGTAGCATATTTGATAGATGGATCTGTATGTTGATCCGTGTGAGACGTTAGCTGCACTCCAGGCTGCATTCTTTGAATTGTTGCAAGTCCACTGAGATGTAGTTCTGGATCTGAGTTAACGACCATTGAGTTTAAGTTTTCATATATTGGGAAATATACTTCATGATTTAATATATTAAAG